CACGCCATAACGGCCGGATTCGATCTCCTTCAGCACTTCTTCGTGCCGCGTCAAATCGTCCACCTTGATGGCCTGCTCTTTAAGCTGCTCGATGGCGCGCTCATAAGGGCTTTTGGCTTCTTCTTTAGCCGGCCGATCTGGTTTAAACGCAATTTCCGGCATGCTCAACCGCTTTGCCGCTGGAGCCGTTTTGCGTGACGCAAAGGCTCTTTCCATTGCCTCGACGGTTTTGAAGCCATACGCGGTGTCCGCCAGCATTTTGTCGCGGCGCTGCGTCAGCTCAGTGGCATACTGGCCAGCCGCGTCCTTGATCATGCCGAAACCCTTGATCGGGTTCACCAACGACACCGCGTAGCCTTTCCACACCTCGCCCGCCGCGCTGGCGGTGGTGGCGAATACACCCGCCCAATCCACCACCGCTTTACCGGCGTTGCGAAAAATGTCGATCACGTAAGAAGCGCCGATCACCGTATTGCGCGCCCACTCATCGACTGTGCCCTCTTCGCGCAAGCGCTTCAGTTCACCGGCCAGGCCACCGGTTTGCCCCTTGGCGCCAAGCATCGCGGTGGCCACATCGTTCATCACCGGCAGCAAACCCTGCGCGATCTGCATCTTCACCGCCGCGCTGCCCGCCTGCAACTTGACCATGGTCACGTTATATTGATGCGCCGCCTCTGCCTGCTCAGTGGTGACGCGGGTATTCAGTTGCCCGGCGCTCGCGAGCTCCAGCATGAACGGCATCACCTGCGCCGCGCTCTTGCCCATCACCTCTTGTGCGTACGCCACGCTCAGCGCGCTGGCACCGTTTTTGGTCAGCTCCTGCGACAGCTTGGTGATGATGCCGGTCACGTCGCCTTGCTCCAGCGCGTTTTTGGCCTCGGCGCTGCTGATGCCCAGCGCCTTGAATGCCTCTTCGGATTTGCCCGCGCCGCTACGCGCGAACTCCAGCAAACTCTTATTCAGCTTGCCGATCATCGCAGCAACGGTGTCCATGTCCGTGCCGCTCAGCTTGGCGATGCCCTTGAACGCGCTGAGTTGCTCGACCGCCACGCCCGTGCGCAGTGACATCGCGCGCAGCTCGTCCATGCTGTTGATGGCGCCATCAAGGCCGTTTTTCAGCGCAGCAAATGACAGGCCCACACCAATTGCACCCAGCGCGGTCTTGGCCATGGCTGCGGCCTTGCTGGCGCCCTGCATGGCGGTTTCAACCACGCCCTGCGCCTCGGCCATGCGTTGTTTCAGCTCGGCAACATCCGCGCCGATCTTGAAGGTCAGCGCGCCGATATCAGCCACGTTTGCCCCTTTGCCGGCGCTTCTCGGCCAGCTTTTCAACCGCGCGGTTGTTCATGTTGTCGACCAGTATTTCGTCGTTTTCAATGCGCAGCATGGCCAGCCACTCGGTCAGTTGCGCCGAGGTGATGGAGGCCAGCCACATATCCGGGTGCGGGTATCCCAGCTCGCGAGCTATGCGGAAGTAGAGCCGCCGCTCGGGCCGGGCGAGGAGTTTTTTTCCGCATCCGCCGCCGCCTTGGCGCCCATGCCACTGAGGCGTACGGCCACGTCATACACGCGGTCAAGCGCGGCGGCGTTTTTCTTGCCCAGCGCCTCCACATCCGCCAGCGTGAACACGCTGTTGTTGTCCGCGTCCACGATCACCAGCGCAGCCAGGCGCGCGCGCAGGTTGGGCAGGTTTTTACCGCCCGCCTGATCCAGCGCCTCGCGGTTGGATTGCTCGAACGCATCGCGCTCGGCACCCGTCATGGCCTTGACACGCACCTCGCCGCCCCACTCGGGCACAGGCACATCCTCGTGCGGCAGATCGCTGGCGGCGAGGATTTGGGCTTTACTCAGCAGCGCCATGGATTACGACTCCGCGCGGGTGAGCGCGCCGGTGCCCATGAATTTGACGGGCAGCTCGGCATTGCTGCCCACACTGCCGCCGATGGGCTGGTAATCCTGCAATATCGCGGATCCCGTCCACTTGGGGTTTGAGCTGCCGACCGATGAAGAAGTCGGGCGGATTTCGAACGTGGTGCTGGTGCCGAACAGCGCCCACAGTGAATCATCCAGCCCGCTGTTCGCGTGGTCCTGGTTGAACGTGATATCAAGGCTGAAATCCTTGAGCGAGGGCAGGCGCGTTTTCCAGCTCGCGCCCATGGCGGTGTTTTCCACCACATCGGCGCTGGTGTTGATCTTGATCTCTCGCACTTTGCTCGACCAGTCAACACTGTTGATGGCCACGTATGCATCGGTGAGTACAAAACTTGCCATGATGATCTCCTATTTAAAACCTGCGGATACTGCGAAACTTGTCGTGGTGAGGTTGGCCAGGGTGTAGGTGGCGCGCATGTAGGTGTGCGTCTGCGGAATGCCCCACGCGGGGTCTGCGTCATCCGTCCATGCGTCGTCGGCGTCGTCAGTCCAGCCGTACAGGCTCTCCATGTCCGCCAGGGCAATCACTTTGTGCTCGGCGCCAACAGCAACCACCTGCGTAAAGGAGCCGATGGTGAACGGCGTTGCAAACGTCGCATCCACACCCGCCTGCACGGTGACATCGAGCGTGGGCGAGCCACCGCTCGCGGTGAAGCCGTAGACCTGCAATTGCATGTGGAAATCCTGCCCGGCGGGCTGCTGCCCGACGCTGTAACCCGTGCCGTTGCCGGTGGAAGTGCGCGCGCTGTTGTGGATGATCTGACCGCGCACACAGGCCGCGCCGTCGCCGTTGGCGGCCATGCTGAACGCCATCATGTCGCCGACCTTGCCGCCGGGCGTGTAGCTGGCTTCCAGCGTTTCCAGGAAGTACGCCGGGGTGTCCACCAGCCCGGTGGTGACGCCGATCATCAGCGGCACATCAGCGAGCGCCAGGCCATCACTCAGGCGGCCATCAATGCCGCCATCAGCAACATCCACATAGCCCTCCATGCTGACATCAACATCACACAGGCCTGGCTTGCGAGCCTTCCACGTATCTGCGAGCGTGGTGCACTCGGGCGTGTCCGCCGTCATCTTCAAGGTGATGGCGTTGATGTCCGAGCTGATATAGTAGCCATCGAGATAAACGCGCTCGCCCTGAATAACCTGATTTGCCATGCTGATGACTCCTTACAATGGCACGTCCGGCGCGTTGGCCGCCGTGCGGGAAATGCACTCAAAAATCATGCGCGTGACGATCACGATTTGCTCCGCGCCGTCATCACGCTGCGTTTCAATGCGCCGCAGCTGGATGAACTTGCAAATGCCGCCCAGCGTGATGCTGTTGGCCAGCGCGGTTTCCACTTCCTTTTTGCTGGCGTCGGCGGCATCGTCATAACTGGCGATGGCCTTGCCGCAAAACTCGATCTTGAGATTGGTGTTGCGCTCAACCGGGCGCGCACTGCCGCCCATGCTGTACGCCGTGATGTCCGACTCATCGACATACACGCGCAGCGCGGGCAGTTCGGCATCCTGCAACGGATACACGCGCGACTTGAAAACATTGCTGCCCGTGGTGCTGAGCCCGGTCAACAACGTGGCCGCCGCGTCACGGATTTGTTTGTCGATGTGATCGGCCATTATTGCTTCTCAAGCTCCAGCACCACCCACGCCCCATCGTCCTGCGGCATGCGGTTGCGGATTTTGTAGGTCACACTATTGACCGCGAGCGGGTTGCCCACGCCAGAGGCGGGCACATCTGATGCGGCACATTCAAACGTTGGGTTAGTCCCGGCCACGTCCAGCGCCGCGGCATAGGGCGCGTTGAAATTGCCGTAGATCGTGGTGCTGCCGTTGTAGGTGGCGGCGACAGCGAACTCTGACGCGTTGAAGAACGCGGTCATGTCCTCGGTAAACATCAGGCGGCGGGCGCGTCTTCGTTGCTGGTCAGCGCTTCAACCAGCGTGCGGTCATCGCCCGGATCAATGCCGATGCGCTCGCCGGACTTGAATTGCGTGGCGGCGCTGAGCGTGTAGCGGCCTTTTTTGCCCTCGACGGCGCGCACGATATGCGAGCGGTCAGCGGCCTGCGCGGCGGTGAGGTCGAGCACTTGCCCCGCGGCAATCGTAACGTGTTGTTGCACGGTGAATTTTTTCATGCTGGCTCCAAAAGAAAGCGGGCGCCCCTTGCGGGGGCGCCCGCTGTTACAGCGGCAGTTGTGACCTGCGTTAGATTATGATCACCTGACACGCTTGCTGCCAGTAGCCGTACCCGACATTGCGCCAGGTATCGACACCGTATTGATGCGCGTCATTGTCAAACTCGTACTCGCTGCCCTCGGCCTTGGCTTTCAACTGCACAGCCGTTTCCTCCTGACGGATCAGCGGCTTCACGCTGCCATCCGTGCGGAAGATTGCAAACCGATCCGTCCACGAATTGATGCGTGCATTCATGGCGACGCCGATGGTGACGTTTTCCAGATTCGGAATCAGGTTGATCGCGTTGCTGGTAAGGATGCTGTTATTCACAGCCGCCGCAGCAGTCGTCCACAACGACGTCGGCACCATCACCAGAAAATTCTGCGCGTTCTCGTTCATCGGCTCGTTTTGGTCATCTTTCAGGCTGATGATTTGTTGCACGCCCTGGAGGATCGATTGCTGCATTTCCTCCACGCTGGGCGCGGTGACGGAGCCGTGCTGCGCCGTGGACAGCGCCGAAATATCCACCGACAACTTGTTGCTTTGGCTGGTGGTGTTTTCGCCTTCGGTGTGATCCGTGTCGAAAAAATACTGCCCGTCGTAGCACAGCGTGCTGGCGC